TTCCAAAAGAGAGCACACTTCCATAACAAACCAGCCAAGGAACTGGCAAGGAATCAGGAACTGAGATTTGGCAAGCAAGTGGCCGCAATGGCTCCTTATTCTAGACACATACAAGAGTACAATGTTAATACTCCCTTCAAAAGAAAAATACTCAACAAACTGAGAGGTCCTGTGGATCTTGTGAAACAAAAACAGGACAGAGAAGCATATCAATCCAAGATGCAGGCTCTATCAACCATATCCAAAGATCCTAGGACATCCTATGATCAAGAGCTGAAAGACAAGCTGTCAGCAAGATTAGACAAGTTAAGAACCACAGGAATATAATGAGATTTCACGAGATACAGGAAGCCTGGACTCGCAAATACAAACGTTCTGTTGATTGTTCCAATCCTCGAGGGTTCTCACAGAAGGCGCACTGTGCTGGACGTAAAGCACGCCAAAAAGGTCGTAAGACCAAATCAAAATCAGTAAAATAACATTATAACAAAGATGTTTATATAAGCTAAATAATTCAGTATGACAACAAAACACACTGACAACTGGCTGGATATTGTAAAAAGACTTAACGAATTAAGCAATATAACCCCTGAAAAAGAGCGAGCTCAATTAATGGAAGCGGCTAGACAAGAGCCAAGAATACTAGATGACAAAGATGTTACTCTAGCAGACATTGCCAAACTGGCAGGTATCAAAGAATACACTGAAACTACAAAAGTTTCCAAAAAAGCAGAAGCACTGATCGAATCAATCACACAAGAAAAAACAGAAGAGTCAATCATCACTAAGGCAATCAGAGAAGCAGACACCAAAGAACGAACTGTGGCAGAAGAGATTGAACAAGAAGTGAAAAAAGAATCTAAAAGATTAGACAAGATTGCTGAACTACAAGCAAAAATTGAAGAATTAAAATCTCAAGAATTAGAAGAGAACACATACGATGAAGACAACTTCAAAGGCAAATTGAGAGAGTTGCTAGAATACTTCTTAAAAAATGCCACATTAAGCCAAATGGTTGATATGTATAAAATGATCGCTGACGAGAATATCAAAGTTGGTGAAGATGGCAGAGTAACCATCGGTGAACTAGTTAATGAACTCGAAGAAGACGACAAAGATGATTCGGGCTTCACTGACAAACAGATCAAAATGGCATTTGGTGTGTTAAATGATCCCAAGTACAAAGGTGGCAACTATGATGGTGCTGTGGAAGTGATCAACAAGATTGCTCCAGGCCTAGCGGATCACCCTAGTGTAAAGAATGCATTGATGAGAGCTAACGAAGATACCAACGAAGCATCGGGACACGAAGGTCAATCAGAGCCAAGAAAACACAGCGTGAAAGGTGATGCTTCCACAGTAGAAAAGAAATTAAAAGATGCTGGCGTCCAAGCAGAAGTAAAACAGGATGGCGAGAACGTAGAGATTCATACAATGTCTGACAAAGACACTGTGGAAAAGGCAGTCAAAGAAGTTAACTACACCGACGAGCTGTCTGAAAACAATCAACAAGGAAAATAGGATGAGGATACACGAAGTTGTAGAAGGCAAGAAAGACGCCTGCTACAGAAAAGTGAAGTCGCGATACAAGGTCTGGCCTTCTGCTTATGCATCAGGTGCATTGGCAAAGTGTAGAAAGGTTGGAGCCGCTAACTGGGGTAATAAAAGCAAGTAATGAGAGCACACGAATTTTTAAACGAAGACCTCAGAAAATGGTTTAAACAGAAATGGGTAAGATTCGGTCCAGATGGAAAGATCAAAGGACCGTGTGCCAGAGGAAGTGATTCCGAGGGCAAACCTAAATGTTTACCACAAGCCAAAGCACACGCACTGGGCAAAAAAGGCCGGGCAAGTGCGGCGGGTAGAAAGCGACGACAAGATCCAAATCCTGACAGAAAAGGAAAGGCAATCAATGTCGCAACCAAGAAAAAGAAATAAACACAAGAATAATCATCGAAAAGAGCAATCAACATTCGATCCAAAACTACACCATAAGAGCAAAGCTGGCACAGGCTACGGACTGAAGAGGGATCACGTATCTACACCTGAGGAAAGCAGTGGCAAACAACTTGCTCACATACTAGGCATAAAATAAATATTGATATGCGTATCACGGAGATCACAGAAGCACCAGTATCACGAGACGATATCATCGCTGTGATGAATAACAAAAAATGGCCACAGGCATTACAGGATGAAATGGCCGATGAATGGGTATTAAAACAACCCAGCGAAGATGGATTGTCTTTTGTCAATGGGTTGGATCTACAATCTGCTATGCCTCGAACAGTATCCGTCCAAGCATTATTACAAAAAGAGATGAATCGAGATTCTATCAGCAGATCTCCCAAAGAAGTGGTTGATCGTATAAATCAAAATTGGAATATAGATGTGAAATATGATGCCGCTAGACAGTTGGACAAAAATCCAGATAGATATATGAAATATATGAAAATGTCTGCCGCAACGGCCAAACCTTCCATCATGGTGGACGGCGAGATAGTGATGGGCGTGGGCAGGTTCATCGCGGCACTGTTAAGAAAAGACACACAATTACAAGTTTGGGATTTGAAAAAGAATCCGCAATCACGATTATGAGGATAACTGAGATCATAGAGGGTCGTTTTGATCCATATCAGAACAAGGCGATATTCTTCGCTGGCGTTCCGGGTGCTGGCAAGACGTTCATAGCACGAAGACTGGCCTCTATATTCTACGGACTGAAACAAGTCAATCCAGATGCCGCTTTCAAGTATCTACTACGCAACAAAAATCTAAGTCTTAAAATGCCTCCCGAAGAAGAAACTCCACGAGAGATTGAAAGACAGCGAAGCAAACAGATCGTGGGCAAACAGCAACAGATGTACCAACAGGAGCGTCTGGGTATGCTGATAGACACCACAGGAAGATCATTGGCTAGAGTTGTAGACACCAAAGAAGAATTAGAAGCACAGGGCTATGAGACCGCTATGATATATGTGGATGCTGACATTGAAACTTCGGTTAAACGTAATAGAGCTCGTGAACGAAGTATACCTGAGAAAGTATTAATGCTGAATTTTGGTGCTGTTAAAGCCAATGTACCCCGATTCCAAGAGCTGTTTGGCGATCGTTTCTTTGAGATAGACAACTCCTTAGAGAAGCAGTCAGAGTTGCCAGAAGCGTTAAAACAGATAGAACAACAGGTAAAAGAGTTTCTATCTAAATAAATATTAGTATGACAGATTTAAACACACCAATGTTTTCATATAAACAATATGTTAATGATAAACAGCAGTTAAAACAAACTGGTACTGTAGATGCTGGCATACAAGCTAAATCACCTCGCTCAGCAGGTGCAAGAGGACTACAAAAAGTTCACGAATTTACTAATACTACAGTTACTCTAATGGATCCAAACTCATTAGATAATGAACCAAGACCGCAACCAGCAAATCCTAATCCAAATTCATCAACAGTTAAATAATTGCATGAATTTCGATATCAGCGAAAAACATCTTTCTGAATTAAAATCATTAGGCTATTGTAAAATAGAAAATTTTCTTGATCAGAATCAATTAAAAGAAATAGATGACCATTGGAATATTATAAAAGGCGAAGCAATAAAAGAAAAAATATATAGCGAACAAAAACAAGATAAAACTACTATAAGTTCAGACATTTACAAAAAAAATGGAAAATGGGATCTATGGAAAGCTCATTACATACTAGTAAGAACTGAAATAGGAAAAAAATATATTAAAGGCATGGAAACTTTAATGCACAAAATTAATCCAGATTTAATATTCTTTAAAGATAAAATTATGAATCAAGGACCTGAAACAAAAGGTCATAGGCCTCATCAAGATACTTCTAGTGGAGATGATGGTTTTTATGAAAAATTTACAACAGGAGAATTATACACTATGTATATAAGTTTAACTGATACCACTGTAGATAACGGATGTTTATGGTTAGAAGATATCAAAGAACGAAGATCAAATAGATTAGGATTTTGCGATGAAGGTTGTGTAGGAGGTAATCCTTGTTTATGTACAAATTGGGATCATACTTCTGATAATATTAGATTTTACAACGGTCACGTTATGAAATCAATACCACAAAAATCTGGTGACGCTGTTATTTTTGATGGGTATGCTTTGCACGGTACTGGAAAAAATATTACCAATGATACTAGAAAAACTATGTTGATTATGTATGCAGTACCAAAAGAAGAATACCAACACATTGACAAAGAAAAATATTGGGAATTTACTCGTCAAAATTAATATTAGGTTGAACTTTTTCCATATATCATTTATAATTTAAAAAAAAAGGAGTAAAAAATGTCAGGTAAAAACTTTAACGACGCAGAAAAACAAAAAATAATACAGATCATCAAAGAAGGCTCTCAGGTATTAGGAGAGATTGACGATCTAAAAGGTGGGTTGAGAGACACAGTCAAGGCTATAGCAGAAGAATTAGATATCAAACCAGGATTAATCAGCAAAGCAATCACTATTGCTCATAAAGATTCTTACAAATCTGTACAGGACGATATGGATATGGTAGATTCTATATTAGCGGCCGCTGGCAAGATCTAGTGTTCAAACTTATAAGAGAATTTTGGGTTACGAGTTTCGTAACAGATAGACTTGCGTTCTATTTAGAAGTAGTGTCTGTGCTGTTTACGATTGCAGGATCCTGCATCTTGACATTTACATCGCCACATCCTGTAATGGATTGGGTATTTCCTCTGTATCTTGTGGGATCCTGCACATTAGCAGTTGCAAGTTTTCGAAGAAGAATAATTTGGACTTGCGTACTCGCTAGTTGGTTTACTATAATGAATGTAATAGGAAATTATAAAGTATTTTTTGAATGAGTTATATAGACGCTTACTATAAAAGAGATGAAGATAAAGTCTATGTTGTAGAAAGAAACAGCAAAGGCGAGCGTAAGTTCGTGGAATATGATGCTCGTTATATATTTTATTATCCAGATGCTCGTGGCAAACACAGAAGTATATTTGGTGAAAAACTACAAAAAGTTCAAACTGCTACGTTTAAAGATTTTATACGAGAGCAAAAAATAAGATCAAATAAAAAATTATATGAACAGGATATCAATCCTGTGTTTCGTTGCCTAGAAGAAAACTATCTAGGCAAAGATGCTCCTAAACTGAACGTGGTGTTCTTTGACATTGAGGTAGACTTTGATCCTAAGAGAGGATACTCCACCACAGATGATCCATTTATGCCTATCACTGCCATAACCTGTTATCTCAGTTGGACTGATCAGCTCGTAACCTTTGCTGTTCCTCCTCGTGGTATGAATATGGGATCAGCACGAATGGCCACAGAACGTTTTGATAACGTAATGCTGTTTGAACGAGAAAAAGATATGTTGGATGCTTTCCTCACACTGATTGAAGATGCTGATATACTATCAGGTTGGAACTCAGAGGGATACGATATTCCCTACACAGTGGGTAGAATACAAAAGGTATTGAGTTCTGATGATACTCGTAGATTGTGTTTTTGGGGTGAAAAACCTAAGAAAAGAACATTTGAAAAATATGGTCGAGAGCAGATCAGTTATGATTTAATTGGTAGAGTGCATCTGGATCTATTAGAACTGTACAGAAAATACACCTATGAGGAAAGACATTCGTATCGATTAGATGCCATAGGTGAATGGGAGTTGGATGAGAGAAAGACTGTGTATGAGGGATCTTTAGATGCTCTCTACAACAATGACTTTGGCTTGTTCATAGAATACAACAGACAAGATACCGCACTGCTGGCTAAACTGGAAAAGAAATTAAAGTTTATTGAATTAGCGAATGAGATTGCTCATCAGAACACTGTGTTACTACAGACCACAATGGGTGCTGTGGCAGTGACTGAACAGGCGATTGTAAACGAAGCACACAGACGTGGAATGATTGTGCCAGGCAGAATTAAAAGAGAGGAAGGTGAAAATGTTGCGGCGGCAGGTGCTTATGTGGCCACTCCTAAAAAAGGACTACACAATTGGATTGGTTCAATCGATATTAATTCACTGTATCCGTCTGTGATTAGAGCACTGAATATGGGACCAGAGAGCATAGTAGGACAATGTCGTCCAGTTATTACATCAGCAGAAGTAAACAGAGCCAAACATCAAAAGAAATCATTTGCTCAGGCTTGGGATAATCAATTTGGCAGTTGGGAATATCAAGCAGTGATGAAACAGGATCGAGGCACTGAAATTATTGTGGATTGGGAAGATGGTACATCAGTTAAAATGTCAGCGGCTCAATTACACGACATTATATTTGATGGAAATAATCAATGGATGCTGAGTGCGAATGGCACAATCTTTACATATGAATACGAAGCAATTATTCCAGGCTTATTAAAACGTTGGTATGCTGAAAGAAAAGAGATGCAGAAAAAAATGTATGAGTGTGGTGACAATGATATTGAAAGAGAGTTTTGGGATAAGAGGCAACTGGTTAAAAAGATCAATCTAAACTCGCTGTATGGTGCTATTCTAAATCCAGGCTGTCGTTTCTTTGATATTCGTATTGGACAATCAGTCACACTAACAGGCAGATGTATTACAAAACATATGGCGGCAAAGACCAATGAGATTATCACAGGCAATTATGATCATCGAGGTGATTCTATCATATACGGTGACACAGACTCTGTGTATTTTTCTGCTTACAAACCTTTACAAAAAGAAATTGAAGCAGGTAAAATACCCTGGGAGAAAGAGAATGTTGTAGAACTATACGATAAGATTGCTGAGGAAGTTAATGGTTCTTTTAACTCATATATGACTAAGGCATTTCACTGTCCTAAATCTCGAGGAGAAGTGATCAAAGGCGGTCGAGAAATTGTAGCATCCAAAGGACTGTTCATCACAAAGAAAAGATATGCTGTGCTGTATTTTGACAAAGAAGGAGAGCGTGTGGACACAGCAGGCAAACCAGGCAAAATGAAAGCAATGGGTTTAGATTTAAAAAGATCAGACACTCCTGTGTTTGTGCAAGATTTTCTATCAGAGCTATTAATGATGGTGCTCACAAACAAAACAGAAACAGAAGTATTAGATAGAATCAAAGGTTTTCGAGAAGAGTTTAAAGCAAGACCAGGCTGGGAGAAAGGTTCTCCAAAAAGAGCAAACAATATCACAGAGTATTGGGAAAAAGAAAAGAAAGCAGGTCGTGCCAATATGCCAGGTCACGTGAGAGCATCTATTAACTGGAACAACTGTCGAGATATGTATGGTGATCGTTATTCTATGCCTATCACAGACGGTGCTAAGGTTATTGTATGTAAATTAAAAAATAATCCGCTGGGCTATACAAGTATAGCATATCCAGTGGACGAGATGCGTATTCCAGAGTGGTTTAAAGAATTAGCATTTGATTCTGAAGCAATGGAAGCAACTATATTAGATCAAAAGATAGATAATCTTATTGGAGTGTTAGAATGGGACATAAGATCTACTGAATCCAAAAATACCTTCAATTCACTGTTTGAGTTTTAAATATTGCTATGCTGAGCATACAAGAAATCAAACTAATGATAGAAAAATTAGAACGTCTTGAACAGGAAGACTGGAAAAAGTTTGTTTCTGAATTTAAAACAAAATTACAAGACCTTGCAAACACTGTTGACGCATACAATGACGATCAAATCGCTCAATTAGACAAAACTCGTGATTGGTATCAACAAGACCTTGATTGGAGGGCTGAAAGAAATGAAGTATTAAAGAATGATCTGTTATTTAAAAATATCAGTTCAAAAATTGGCCAGTTTGCTAAGATGGGTAACACGTTACAGAATTGTTTAGAAATTGGTCCAGGCTATGGAAAATTTATTGAATGTTTATTAAGTTGGAGAATCATTTATCTAGTAGACATATTACCTAATGTATTTTCAAAAATTAAAAAAAAACTAAATCCAAAGCATCATCAATTTTTAAAATTTTATGCAGGACTATCAGATATACCTACAAATAGTTGTAGTTTTATGTTCAGTTGGGACACTTTTACTTTTTTTACTCAAGAACACATAGCACAATATTTAAAAGAAATTAATAGAACAATTTTACCAGGCGGATATGGTTTAATTCATTATGCAGATTGTAACTACGATGAGGATTTACACGAGGCTAAACGAGGTTATTGGAATTTTAATACTCGAGAAAAAATGACTCAAATGTTAAAAGATGCTGGGTTTGAAACTGTAGAAACTTCACAATTCTGTTCACGTGCTAATTATGTTATTTTTAAAAAACCTGGTAATCAAAATGTTGTGTTATATAAAATAACAGAAATACCAGTAGAAAAATAATTTCAAGGTTGATTTAAATCTAAATATCTTTTATAATACATATTATGAAAGATATCTTACAAGACATAGTCAAACACACGCACGGTCTGGGATTTTTAGACCTTGTAAAAATAACAGGCACTGATACGGAAACTGCAATTGATTCGATGGCAGAAGATAGATCAGTGATCTTGCAGGGATCTTTTCACAAGCCACAAACAGATATGAAAGGCACTTTTGGTATGCCACAACTGAACAAGTTGGACATACATTTAAAATGCCCTGAGTATAAGGAAAAGGCAAACATAACTGTAATGTCAGGTGAGAGGAACGGAACAACACTTCCGACAGGCATCCATTTTGAGAATGAAAAGGGTGACTTCCAAAACGATTACAGATTTATGAATGCTGAGATCATCAACGAAAAACTTAAGACTGTAAAATTTAAAGGTGTTAAGTGGGACGTTGAAATCGAACCCACTGTGGCAGGTGTACAAAGATTCAATTTCCAATCTGTGGCTAACACAGAGCACAACACATTTGTTGTAAGAACAGAAGACGGAAATCTTGTCTTCACATTTGGTGATCAAGCATCACACGGTGGAGAATTTGTTTTTGCTACAGGTGTAACAGGCACAATCAACAAAGGTTGGGCGTGGCCAGTGGCTCAGGTACTACAGATACTTAAATTGTCTGATTCAGCCAAAGTAACACTGAAGTTTTCCAACGAAGGTGCTATGCAGATCACAGTTGATTCTGGACAAGGGGAATACAATTACATAATCCCAGCACAGGCGCAATAATGACGAATAAAAGGCGAGAACATCTAGGTAACACTCAAAGAGACTACGCGGTGTTCTTGCCTGCTATTTCAAATTTCTATAACACTTTCATCAGCAAACAGAGAGTCACAGAAGGTGCTCATATACCCAAAGAAAGAATTCCTCAAGGATTTGAAAACGGAGTGGAAGGACTGAACTTCTTAAATCCTGAAGAAGGCTATTTCACATATCCCACATCACTATATTCAGCAGGTCACGCCTGTCTGGATCTAGAAAAGGCACCCGATAGAGATTCTATGTGTGTCAACAGAGACAGAAAGTTTTCAACCATTGTGGGTGATTCAGGTGGATATCAAATAGGTCGAGGTGTTATCAATTTTGACTGGCAAGATTTTGAGGGTAATAAAGCAAATAAAGTTAGATCAGATATTCTAAACTGGTTGGAACTGACATCAGATTGGGCAATGACACTAGACGTTCCAACGTGGGCGGCAGATGAACTAAACTCTCCTAAAACAGGACTTAAGAGTTTCCAAGACACTCTAGATGGTACCATATACAATAACAAGTTTTTTCAAAAGAACAGATTAGGACAGACCAAATTCCTAAACGTTCTACAGGGAGATGATTGGGAAACAGCACAGATTTGGTATGACAAAGTTAAAGATTTTGAATTTGAAGGTTGGGCGATGGGCGGTATCAATATGTGCGATATGGAAGTGATGCTACGAAGATTGATCATAATGCGAGATGAGAAGAAATTAGATGGCAAGAATTGGATGCACGTACTTGGAACTTCGCAGTTAGACTGGGCTTGTTTCTTAACACAGGTACAGCGACAGATTCGAGAACACGTGAACGAAAACTTCACACTCAGTTTTGATTCAGCATCAGCATTTTTAAGCACAGCCAACGGCTTGGTGTACACACACAATCTATTCACTCCTAAGAGATGGTCATACATTATGGAAAAAGCACCAGATGACAAGAGATTAAAAGAATCCACTATTCCGTTTCCTTTTCCTAGTGTGATTGGTGATAGATTAACAATGGGCGATGTGTGCTACTACGGAGAAGGCGATCTAAACAAGAATAACAAAGAAGGTAAAACTAGTTGGGATTCTTTCTCATATGTGTTGATGATGGCACACAATGTATACAATCATATCAAAGCAACTCATCTAGCCAACGATTTGAATGACATAGAGATGGTTAAACATCAACCTGAAGTCAAACACTGGAGGAAAACTAAGGATTCAGACAGCACAGACGAACCAAGCGATTTTGTGCCAAGAAACATACTGTATTTTAACACACTTGTAAAAGAAGTATTCACATCTGAGACACCAATGGAGGTGATCGATTCTGCAACCAGTTTCCTTGCTGACATTAGAGGTACACGTTGGCAGAGAGCCACAGGTGGCGGAAAAGGTAAAAATAATTTTAGTTCATTATTTGAATAGGAGGATAAAATGGCAAACAAAAGTAAACAGTTAAAAAAAGCAGTTATGCATCACGAATATCTAAATAGAAAAGTAGCAGAGGTTACAGAATTAAGAAAGTATGACAGAAGTCCAGAATCAAAAGTAGTATTAATGAAACTTAAAAAAGAAAAATTGGCTTTAAAAGATGCGATTGCGAAATTGGAAAAAGAGCTGGGGTAAATTACCATCCAACAGAAAAACTGAGATAGTTATGGGTGTATGGACTTTAATTATTCTCATATACTTTATAATCCTATTGACTATTGAGAAAGGAATGTTATAATAATATTATGAACAGAGATTACAAAGACGGATTTTTTGGTGCTAACGAAGTAAAAGTTTTTGTTGGTCCTGAAGTTGAGCACACTCTAGCATATGGAAAAACCACACTGTTCTTGGCAACCAATTCACTCACAACAGATCAAATACTTGAACTGTGTGTAATGAACGATTGTGAAGCAATCTATTATGGAGCGAACAGATGTTATCAACATAATATTGCTAATCAGTCATTACAGATGAGCAAATTCTTAGCAGACGGTTACTATGTGACTGTGGATTATCCTTACGCAATACACAATGATGTCAAGAAAAGATTCTCACATTTTTGGACACATAAAAAATTCATACCATTCTGTTCAATTATATTCTCACATACTGATGAAGACAAACAGTTATGTTTCAAAATCGATGATGAGGATTTCAACGCAACGAACAAAGGTATCTGGACTCAGTCTATGATAGATTTTAAAAAACAAGCAGGCTACACAGATTGGGCTCAATACAAACAAGATAAAATCATAGATGTAGGAGACTGGATACCAACAAACAAGGAGACGAGCAATGCCTAAAAAGAAAAAAAAGACAGCAAGAAAAAAAGACAAAGACACCGAAGTAGTGGGCTACTACTGGGATGGATTCAAATCTTGGATATTAACTAAAAAACGATGGATACTCTCAATATGACAGATACTGAAAAACTAAGAGAACAGGCACTACTGGAACAGGCGAAAAGGGGATCTAAAATGATCTGGGTGACTTTCAAAAAAGAAGGTATACACAAATACCCAGCGGCATTGACAGATCCCAAACTGGCCACAGGCGATGAGTACGACGTGTCGTTCCTTGGCTACCCACATAGACACATATTTCATTTTAAAGTTACAATAGAAGTGTTCCACGATGACAGAGACATAGAATTCATACAGTTCAAAAGATGGCTGGAAAAGTTGTATGCGGAAAAGACCCTACAATTAGATTTCAAGAGCTGTGAAATGATATCAGACGAACTTTATCTAGAGATAGCAAAACGATACCCAGGTAGAACTATAGAAATATGTGTATCAGAGGATGGAGAGAATGGCGCGAAAACAAGATACGAACGCAGTTAATTTAGAAGTCAACATACCAGTCAAGAAGTTGACCAAGAGAATGGGCTATCTGCCCATAGGCGGCGGTGCTCTCAATGCTTCATATACATTCGTAGATGCTGTGGCCAATGTTTGCTCACATATGGGCAATGCTGGTTACAAATATGGACGAGACTACATATGGGCCTTTCACGGCTATGACGAAGATATGGAAGACACTGTGACTCTGTATGTGAAAGATGATAAGATACGCAGTTGGCTACATCTATCTGCGAGCTGTGATTATCATATCAAACACACCAAAGATGGTGGTGTGACTTTAAAAAAAGTGGCACGATGAGATGTCACGTAAATTACTAGACAACAATTTCTGTGCAATACCGTGGACTGGTTTTGAATTAGAGCCCAGTGGCACAATTAAAAATTGTATCATATCCAAAGAAAACTTAGGATCTATCAATGAAAATAGTATAGAAGATATACTAAATGATTCTCCAGCAATAGATATAAAAAAGCAGATGTTATCTGGAGAATATCCTTCCAATTGTGCTGGCTGTTATTTCCAGGAAAAAAACAGGACAAAAAGTTTTGATAACATCAGCAGTAGGACTTATTATGCCAAAGAAATAGGTCCACACGTCTCTTCTGATCTGTTCGATAATGAAAATAATTTTGAATTGAGACACGTAGATTTACGATGGTCTAATCGATGCAATCAGGCCTGTGTATATTGTGGTCCACAATATAGTAGTAAATGGGCGAAGGAATTGAATAAAAAAGTAGAATCAGATAAAGACCGTCGACAAAAAGTAAAAGAGTATGTTTTTTCAAATGTTAAAAATCTTAGAAATATCTATCTTGCGGGTGGAGAACCTTTGTTAATGAACGAAAATCGAGAATTCTTAGAGCTGTTGCTGAAAGAAAATTCTAATGTGCATCTGAGAGTTAATACAAACCTAAGTCATACCACAACGGGAGTTTTTGAACTGTTACAAAAATTTAAAAACGTACATTGGACAGTGAGTGTGGAATCTATGAACGAACAATACGAGTACATACGTCACGGTGGAATATGGAATGATTTTGAGAAAAACTTATCTGTAATAAAAGAAAATGTCAGTCATAAAATCAGTTTCAATATGTTGTACTTTGTATTGAATTATCTTTCTATTTTTGAGTGTATATCTTATTTTCGATCTTTAGGTTTTGGTAATAACAGTTTTGTGCTCGGTCCTCTATACACTCCAGAATCATTGAACGTGTTAAATTTACCAGATGAGATTATTAAAGATCTACAGTTCAGATTTCAAAAAGAAATAGATAAAAAACCAGGATTCTTATTACAGAACGGTTATGAAAACGTTCTAAAATATCTCAACGAACCTTTTGACAAAGACCTAAATAGAACGTATAATACTTTAAAGACAATGGATCAAAGAAGAAATATAAACAGCGAAGAAATTTTCCCACAATTATACAAGGAGTTATTGAAATGAAAATATTTTACATGGGGTTAGAACCCTACGAAGGTAGATACACACTACAATTAACAGATTGGACCGAAAGAGTCTATAAAAGAAGAGGCATAAACTATATGATTGTGCCTGGCGAAACTATAGATAATTCTAAAGCGATTGTAACAGGACAGGTGTTGGACGCACACGGTCGTTCATATTTTGGTATGAGTCAAATGATGAATCTAGTACGAATGATGAAGAACGGTGAGATTACCTCAGACGATGCTGTATTCTTTGAAGATATGTTTCAACCAGGTATGGAATCACTGCCATACATTATTCAACAGTCACCAGAACAATACAGACCAAAAATATTCCTAAGATGTTTAGCACAGGCTATTGATCCAGACGATTTTGTTCACGTATGGGGTATGTCTAAATGGATGAGTCTATACGAACAGATGTGTAATGAAATTCCTAATGTTCACATATTGGCTACCAATGAAGAAATGGTAGCCCATATGCGTATCGCGAACTGGCGAGCTCCCATCTACAACATATCAGGATTGAGCTTTGGCAAACAAGAAGTGCTAGAACGAGTTGGCAATAAAGTCAAACCTTTTGATCAAAGAACTAAGAGAGTTTGTTTCGCGGCTCGTTTTGATCAGGAGAAACAGCCAGACTTTTTTATGGATATTGCACAACGAGTTAAAAAATCCAATCCAGATGTTGAGTTTGCTGTGTTCTCAGGTGGACCATTGAGATCCAACAATGAAAAATATTTGGCTAGAGCTACAGAATTACAAGCACGTGGTGATCTTGTAATCTATGACAATCTAAATAAAAACAAATACTATGAACTATTAAATGATTCAAGAGTTATGTTTAACTGTGCTCTACAAGATTGGGTATCTAACACAGTGAGTGAGGCAGATACTCTAGGATGTAATGTGCTGTTTCCGGCCTATCGTTCATTCCCAGAAACTTTCGCAAACGACAAAAATAGAATGTATATTCCGTGGAGCAAAGAAGATGCCTACAACAAATTAACAATATTACTGCAACGTCCTATGCATCAAGGCACTATATCCAATTGGACTGATGGCACCATTGATAGAATGGTTGATATTATGACTGGCAAAGGTGAACAATGGAGAAGAGATGGCAACAGATACAGAGACTATGTCGCAGAACCCAAATATTAGTTCAATACACAAATCAGTACTGGTTGTGGGTGGAGCAGGATACATTGGTTCACACACAGCCAAACAGTTGAAGAAAAACGGATTCACACCTGTTGTGGTGGATCGAGATATCAAATCCAAACCATGGGCCACACAATATGGTCCTGCTTTTGAAATTAATCTTCCACGAGATGTTGATTTACTGGATGAGCTGATAAAAAGATTTAACATAGACAGTTGCATTCACTTTGCGGCCTATACCAAAGTGGGAGAGTCAGTAGCAGATCCATCTAAATACTATCTCAACAATGTTGTTATGACACTGAGACTATTGGATAAATTGAGGTCGTTAGGAGTAAACAAATTTGTGTTTTCGTCCAGTGCGGCCACATATGGCATACCTGAAAATGGCATTGCCAACATTGATGCTATACCACAACCAATCAATCCATATGGCAAAACGAAATATTTTGTAGAAGAAATATTAAAAGACTATCACACAGCATATGGTTTATCCAGTGTTAGTTTAAGATATTTCAATGCGGCAGGAGCAGATGCAGAAGCAGAAATAGGCGAGTTGAGAGAAGATGAAACTCATATCGTTCCACTGGCCATAGAAGCGGCAAAACAAAACAAAGAGTTTAAACTATTTGGCACGGATTTTGACACTCCAGATGGTACCTGTGTGAGAGATTATGTACACGTTACAGATCTTGCACAAGGACACGTATTGTCATTGATAAAGGCATCAGACAATACAATATGTGAAAGATATAATCTTGGTTCGGGTATTGGTATTAGTAATCTTGAATTATTAGACACTATACAGAAATATGCAGGTGATATGAATATTATTAAAATGGATAGAAGAGCAGGAGATCCTCCCACACTAGTGGCTGATGTTGATCGTACACTAACAGAATTAAATTGGAAACCTGAGCACAGTACTATTGACAAAATTGTTCAAACTGCTGTACAATGGTATAACAAAATGCATCCGGAGAAAATAAACTAATGAGTGAAGAAATATTAAAAGACACGTGGCTACCGCCAGCATCAACAGCAGAAACCATAAAAAAAAGAATTCAAGAAGCAGGAGCTAGGTATTATGCGGCGGATAATATCTCAGAATTTATACAAGAGGGCGAGAAACAAAAACTTATAGAAGAATTAACTCCAAAGTTTGAAGCAGTGTTAGATTCACTAGTAATTGATCGAGAGAACGATCCTAACTCAAAGAACACAGGCAAGAGATTGGCCAAGATGTATATCAATGAGATAATGGGAGGACGATACAGTGCTCCACCAGAAGTGACCACTTTCCCCAACGAGGATGGAAGATACGATCAGTTGATTGTGGTACGTTGTGATATCAAGAGTATGTGTTCGCATCATCACCAACCTGTATCAGGTGTATGTTATATTGGATGCCTGCCAGGCAAGCGATTGATTGGCTTGAGCAAATATACTAGAATAGCACAACACCAAGCGGCACGTGGACATCTGCAGGAAGAATTAACAGAGAAGATCGCATACAAGATACAGAAACTCACAGAATCACCAGCGGTGGGTGTGTATATGAGAGCAAGACATGGATGTTGTGAGAACAGAGGCATAAGAAGTGCCAACTCCAGCACACAGACCACAGTGTTGAAAGGTTTATTGAAGACAGACGCAGGATTAAAGAACGAATTTATGCACAACATTCAATTACAAGAAGCATCGTGTGGTAGCAATGGCTGATAAAACAATAACACCCGGTGTCTACGTGTATGATCCAGATGCTCCTACGGAATGGACACTGGCAGACATAGATACTCAAAGTTTGAATGTGGGCTCTGTGGCAGAATCGGTCACTGTGGAATCTGGTTATTTTGATTCTGGCACTCCTAGTATGTTTGATGTGTTTGATTATGTGGAATTAAAGAAAAAATATCCAGCACTACAACAGGCCTGGGAACACTATCAGACAGTGTTAAGACTATGTAGAGCAAAGGAACTAGAGGAAAAAAATGAGAATTGATTATAACACACATCTAGATTATTCAGATGTTCTGTTAAAACCCAAACGTTCCACACTGAACTCTCGCAGGGAAGTTGACATATTGAGAGAATTTAATTTTATACACGCTCAGAAGAAAATGAGCTGTGTGCCTATAGTGGCTTCAAATATGGATGGTGTTGGTACCTTTGCTATGGCAAAAGTATTACAAGAATATAAAATGCTGACGGTCCTAAGAAAACATTATAATATAAAAGATTGGAAGACTGCTGTAGGTTCAGGTCTCAAATTAAAATATGTATCTGCCTGTGTGGGTACTGGTGCTATATGGGACGATAATGCCAGTGATTATCAAACACTCAAACAAGTTATGACTATGTTCCCAGATGTGCAATATATCACCATAGATGTTGCCAATGCCTATCACGAGCAGTTTGTAGATTTCCTCAGCAGGATAAGAACAGAGTTTCCAGACAAGATCATCATAGCGGGCAATGTGGTATCACCAGAGATGACGGAAGAATTGATTATCAATGGTGCTGACATTGTCAAAGTTGGCATAGGACCTGGATCAGTCTGTACCACAAGGACAGAAACAGGAGTGGGTGTGCCACAGTTTTCTGCTATCATTGAGTGTGCTGATGCGGCGAATGGCGTAGGTGGACACATAATGGCGGATGGTGGATGCTCAGCACCGGGAGACATTGCCAAGGGATTGGGAGCAGGTGCTCATTTTGTGATGCTGGGCGGTATGTTGGCTGGACACGACGAATCAGAACTGGAACTACGAGATGGAAAAAGAATATTCTACGGTATGAGTTCTCAATCAGCATTTGACGCACACGGTGCCCGCAAAGACGGCTATCGTGGCACGGAAGGCAAGACAGTGGTATTAGATGATCGAGGACCTGTCAAGGAAACAGTAGAACACATACTATCCTCTGTGAGGAGTAGTTGTGTGTATATAGGTGCGAGAAGGATCAAAGATATACCAAAGTGTGCCCATTTTGTAAAGGTTAACAATGTTAGGAACAGAATCTATGACCGTTATGACTCAAAATAAACTGTATTTCACGAATATACAGATGCGTAATGCTCTGATACAGATAGAGGACAAACTAGTACACAGTAATTGGATGCCAGATGTGATTATGGGAGTCAACAGAGGTGGAGTCATACCAGGAGTATACCTATCACACAGAATCAACAAAAAACACGTTCCTATAGATGTGCGACTGAGAGACAATGTTGATTCTCCTAATATGGATTCCTTGTATAAGGCCATAGACAAAGGAGAAAAGATTTTAGTTATTGACGATATTAACGACACAGGAGCCACATTTGAACACATACGATTCAATTGTGATCGAAATATCAATGTTAGATATGCGGCTGTAATCAACAACAAGCCATCACCGTTTACTGTGGATTACCATGGTTATGAAATAGATAAAAGCGTCGAGGATCGTTGGGTGGTATTTCCATGGGAAGAGTGGGACAAATAATTAGAACTTTGACTTTTAATCTAAATACTGTTATAATAAAGATATGAAAGCAGGCAAGATATGGGGCTCCACAGAACTATTGCACGCCAACGGTGTGTTGGAATTCCACAGGATTGAATACAAGAAAGGTGGCACCTGTTCCAAACACCTACACAAATACAAATGGAACGGTTTCTTTGTGGAATCCGGTCGGATGAAAATTCGAGTATGGCAAAAGGATTATGATCTTGTAGATGAGACCGTATTGAATGCTGGAGACTTTACCCGAGTCAAACCCGGATTGTATCACTCATTTGAAGGATTAGAAGACGGTGTGGCATTTGAGTTATACTGGGCAGAATTCAATCATGATGACATTCAAAGAGAAACTGTGGGTCATTTGAACACAGGCAATGTGGTTCGACTGGATAAAAAAGAGAAGAAATAGTGGCCGACATATACACCATATACGCAGATCATAAAGATAACATATCAGCACACGAGTTTGTGTCTAAAATGAGTGTGTTTCTAGATAGATTAGTTGAAAATAAAAAAATGATCTGTTACAGGATCACAAGAATGAAGTTGGGTTTTCGTTCTATGGATCTGCCAGAATTTAGAATAGATATGGAGTTTAATAATATGCAACAATTAGATGATGCCATGACAATAACTATTGCTAATAAAGATGTAGATAAAGCACACGTAGGATTCAATCAATACGTGAATACAGATACTATACAACATTTTTTATACAGAGATTTTCCAGATGGACAAAATTAGATATTCAGAAATATTTTATTCAGTACAAGGCGAAGGTAGATTCACTGGTGTGCCAAGTGTGTTCTTCAGAACATTTGGTTGTAATTTTCACTGTCACGGATTTGGACAGGGCAGAGATAGATCAAAATGGCTCAAACCAGAAGAGATGCCATATGCCACACAAGATTTAACAAATATCAAACACGTTCGAGATCTTCCAGTTGTTAACATAGGCTGTGACGCTTCTGCAAGTTGGTCAGCAAGATACAAAGACCTTGTGGAATGGGATACTGTGGACATTATTGCAAATAAAATATTAGAAGCAACTCCAAACAAACGTTGGAGTTTGGACAACGGTCAAGACATACACTTTATTATCACAGGCGGCGAGCCTATGATGTGGCAAAAACAGATAATGGCGTTATTGAGACAGCCACAGTTTAATGATTTAAAAAACTTAACCATAGAAACAAACACAACACATCTGTTCAAAGATGGTTTTGACAAATGGGTGCAAGGGTTGGTAGCAGGTGATTACACAAAAGACCCTGTACACATTACCTGGAGTTCATCTCCTAAACTGTCTATATCAGGTGAAGAATGGAACAAAGCAATTCGTCCAGAAGTAGCGGCACAATATGCTGGTGTGCCCAACACACATATCTATTTTAAATTTGTTGTGGAAGATGAACAAGATCTAGATGAAGTTGCAAGAGCAAACGAACTCTACAAACGGGCAGGTGTTAATGCTGACATTTATCTAATGCCTGTGGGTGCTACTGTGGAAGGACAGGCAAAAACAGCACGTCAAGTGGCTGAAATATGTATGCGAGAAGGTTATAGATATTCAGGCAGATTACACGTAGACCTATTTGGAAATAAATGGGGCACTTAAAAGTTAGATAATTAATACATATATCTTGTTGTAACGCTCCTAGTGAAGTTCACAACATAACTCCAAACAAATTAATATGGAACTTGCTATACTGCTGGCAGGTATTGTTTATGGCTTAATCATTGGCCTAATACCAGCCGCTGGAGCAACAACAGGATTGATAACACTGTTTGGATTCATGCCCTACTTTGCGAGTGATCCTTATTTGGGTGTGATCTTCTGTGTTGCTGTCGTTGCCTCATCCACAACCGGTGATTCTTTTTCAGGTGTGCTGTTGGGTATACCTGGTGCTAACTCTGCGGCCGCTACCATGGTGGACGGCTTTCCTATGGCGAGGAATGGTGAAGCATCCAGAGCACTGTCAGCCGCAATCACTTCGTCTACATTGAATGGATTATTATTTGGATCTCTGACATTTCTGTTTTTACCTTACTACACAAAGATTGTGATGTTCATGGGCATACCTGAACTGTGGGCATTGGTCATATTGGCATTCGTCACTGTGGGATTTGTTTCCACAAGAAAATACGTTAGGAGCATACTGGCCATAGCACTGGGCATATTCGTTGGACTGATAGGTGTGGACGTGAACAACGTGCCACGTTTCACAGCGGGTTGGAGATATCTTGAAGATGGTGTACAGATATTGCCGTTTGTAGCAGGCTTGTTTGCTATACCAGAACTATGGGAAGGTTGGGTCAAAAGGAAACAGACAATTTCTCATAAAAATTTACAAGGATCTACTAAGGGTATTCTACAAGGTATTCGAGATACTGTTAATTGTTGGAGAGATTCCTTGCGTGGCGGTGCCATTGGATCATTCATAGGACTACTGCCAGGATTGGGAGGAGCGATGGCGGACTGGTTAGCCTATGGAGCCACAGTGGCCTCCAATCCCAAAGAGAGTTTTGGCCGGGGCAACATCAGAGGGGTAATTGGTTGCGAAGGAGCCAACAATGCCCAGAAGGCCGCGTCATTCATTCCTACTGTGCTGTTCGGCATACCGGGAGCACCATTCGCCGCCATCCTGATGGCACTATTTCTCTATGTGGGCATAGACCTGGGATCTCCTGACACATTCTATGATACAAAATTATTTGACAGCCTCACATACGCATTCTTATTGGGCACCGTGATCACTGCTATGATCTGCTATGGCCTGGCCTACTTCGCAGGCTGGGTGACACGAGTGCCTTACGTTTATTATTTTCCATTCATTATAGCAACCATTGTGTGGGCCACACTGCAATACACAGGCAGTTGGCAGGACATCGCGATGTTGGCGATCTGTTCCGCACTGGGTCTGCTATGTAAAAGATTTCAATTCAGCCGTCCAGCACTGCTGATTGGATTCCTGTTGAGTGATAGGATCTACAGCCTCACCTATCAGCTCATCGCATTGCACACACCGGGAGAGTTGGTCACGAGACCCATCTTCTTAACAATAATGCTGTGTGTGATAATGTTGGGATATTGGGGCATAACCAAAAGGAGTAGAATAGATTATGTTTAGAATAATCACAGCACTGATGTTGATGACGTCAGTGGCAGTGGCGGATTACACGTTGATCGTGCCACAAAAACCATCAGATGGAACATCTGTATGGGCACAGATAGTGGTCAAAGAATGGGAGAAGCACCTGGGAGAAAAGATCAATCTTGTGTACAAACCGGGAGCTCGAGACCAAGCAGGTCCCAATGAGTTTCAAAACACACTGAGATTTGATGATAAAACCATATTGGTATCACACGGTGGCAATGGAATATCCTATCTCGTTGAGCCAGTGGACTACAACTATCTAGATTGGGAATCGGTGGGACAGATGAATCTCAACATCATCGTGGGTTCCAGGAAGGGCGCCGACACACGGAAAGGACCAATCAGGTTCGCGGCGGGATCGGGAATGACACCGGAGATAATGGCAATCACAATGCTGTTGGGAGGACCGGGAGCAGATTACAATCAGGTGTTTGCAGAAAAGATCGTGTGGGTTAAAGGCATGACGGGATCTGAGAGACGACTGGCATTTCGCAGGGGTGATTTGAATGCCACCAGAGAAAATCCCGCCGCCTACAAGAAGCACGTGGAACCGTTGGCCGAGGATGGAATAGCGTTCACTTGGTTCCATCATGGTTTGTTGAATGTGAACACAGGCAAGCACGAAAAGGATCCCAACTTCTCAGCACCCACATTTGAAGAGCTGTACAAAAAGACCTGGGGGCAAGAACCCAAGGGCGATTTCTACGATGCCTATCGATTGGTCAAGAGCTGGAGAGATGCACTACAGAAAGCATTCTGGGTGAACAAGGGCAATCCCAACAAACAAAAGTTGATTGATGCTTTAGACAAGATGCTGGCTGATCCTCAATCCATTGCCGCAATAGAAAAGAAAGTGGGCAAGTATCAATGGAGGACCGGTTCGGAGGGCGATGCGGCAGTGAGGAAATTGAAAACGTTCATCACTCCACAAGCACTGAAAACCTTATCTGACTTTGGTAAAAATCAATTGGGATATAACACAGTGTACAAAGAGGCACTAACCAAATGAAGGTTACTGTTGTAAAATACACCAGTGCTGTGTTAATTCTAATTGCTATGGTGTTGCACGTCGCAGGTGTAACACCATGGAACAGTTTTGTACAGATGTTGGGTGCCGCTGGTTGGGTGTATGTGGGATATAAATGGAAAGAGAAATCGATAATCCTTAATTTTCTTCCACAATTTTTTATTATCATACCTGTGTTGATCTATATATACTACATAGCACGATGAACGATTACATATTCCTAGTAGGTGCACCTGGTTCTCGCTGGAGCGGTGTGGCCAAAAGTATCTATTTTAGCGATTCCGTGAACCGTTCAGACTACTCACAGGAAAGATTGTATCACAATTTAAAATCCAAAGAGTTAATGCATCTGGGCAGTTACTTTGATCCAGGTATGGAATTTGGAGGAAAATTAGAACAGTTTGATACACTATCAAAGACAGATCTCATAGAGATGTTTAATTCTGCTTTTTTAGAGCCAGGTCCAAACAAAATTATAAAAAGTCACGTCTTATCAGAACACATTGGTAAAATTAATGTATTATTTCCAGATCCTATTGTATTAGTATATCGTTATAATGAAGACTGCTTTGATTGGTGGAAAGAAGCCGGGGGCTGGGATATCACATATCCTAACTATCATTGGTATCAAAATGATTTGGTTATGCGACATCAGATCGAAATTCAGAACGAAGCAATAATCACCTTCAAAGAACAACATCGTTTATACTCCATTCACAACAATCTAGATCTCGCAGAAATGTTAGGCATCAATAAACCAAAAAATTATTTAAGGTTTACAGACTGCGAAGTTTACTGTAAAATATAGCAATGAATAAAAAGATACTGGCAGAACTGCTGACATATTCTCAAAACAAAATTGAACGAATTACTCCAGAATACATCAAAGAAACATTTGATGTTGAGATCCATAAAAAATATGAACGACTGGAAGATTACGTAGAAGCCATTGATAATCTAGTGCTGGACCAATACTTTTCCAAACACTGGCAAATGGATATGAAGAAATGGAAATACTCTGGTCTACAACTCATTGATGAAGTCAACTCTCTGAAGCCAAGAGCAGTGTTGGACGTTGGGTGTGGATACAACGAGTTCAAAGGTAAAATAAAGCACCTTACGGGCATAGATCCCTACAATGCTCACGCTGACTGGAAAATTGCTCTACAGGATTACCAAACTAAAATACGGTATGACGTTATATTATGTTTGGGTTCTGTAAATTTTGGCTCTAGATCCAAAATTGAAGCCGAAGTTGATAAATGTGTGAATCTGCTGGAAAAAGGAGGCACCATGTTTTTCCGTGTCAATCCAGGTGTACAACACGATAAACCACAGGCTCGTTGGATTGAGTTCTTCGCCTGGAATGTGCCATTCATCATAGAACAGGCAGAAAAGCACGGATTGAAAATACTGGACATTCGTGACGACACTAATCAAAGGAAGTATTTTGTTCTTAGAAAAATATAGACAGAAAAACAAAAATACTATATACTATAGATATGAAAGTTAAAAAAACCACAAAGAAAACTGAAAACAAAACTAAAAAAACCAAAAGCGAAGAGCCTATGGTTAAAGTTATTAGTGTAAATGTTAATCCAGACAATCCTAGAAATGGGTTTTTTGAATTAGATTGGAATTCTGAATTTGTTAATATGCTACAACAAAATGGCTATCAAGGCGAAACAGAAGAACAGATAGTAGATGTTTGGTTTCAGTCATTGTGTAAAACCATTGGCAATGAACAAGGACTAGGTGATGTTGCTGGCGGATATGTTCAAATCAACAGAAGAAACGACGGCAAGACCGAAGTTAGTTAATGACCGTTTTAGTCAGCGGGTGTGGCATATCTTTTGCCAAAGGCCAATTACCCACATGGGTTAAAGTTTTAAAACTTTGTAAAGTACCAATAGACGATCAAACAGGGCCAGGTATTACTAACGATTTAATCTGTAATTTATTAATTGATAATATTTTATCAAATAAAAAACAATACACTCACGTCATTTGTCAACTTACAAGTTTTAAAAAATTAGATGTTGAACTAAACAAAAATAACGTCGAAATTATGAAAAACGATAGTTTAAGAAATTATTCTTGGTTGGACTATTGGCCAAGTTCTGTTAGTGAAGATCATATTTCAAAACAGTTATACTACAAATTTTTATACAGCCCTAAACTTGAACAAAAAAATTTAGCAATTAAATTAATATTACTAGAAAAGATATGTAAAGAAAAAAATCTACCATTACTTGTTATTTTAGGAACTCCTCTTAAACTTGATGATCCATTATTTGATAAATTAACCTGTTTAGATTTAAACTTTAATATAATAGATGATTATAAACAAAATGAATATTACAGATTTCACAATAAAGATCAAATTCCAATTACACCAAACAAATTCTACCAAATATATTTGGCTAGTAAAATTAACAAAGAGTTTTTAAAATTTAATATAGACAATAAAATTAATAAATTTAAAAATGAACCTTGATCACCAACCAATATATGTATTAAATATTAGCGGAGGACACGGGCACTTCTTGTGCTATCTCCTTGACCGATTATGTACAGACACTCCAAATATAGATACGTTGCCATTTAATAATTTAGGAGCATCTCATTTACCCTATAAAAAAAGTGGAAAATTTATTTTTATTGATGACCCACAAACTGAACAATTTTTAGAAACAAATAAAAATAAAGATGCTATTATGATTACAATAGAAGACGAAATAGTATACTGGGAAAGATCGTGTTTGTATAGAGCAGGTGATGCAGGAACAGATCTTTTTGACGAAAACTCAATTTCTAATTTTTTAACTCAAAACGGGTCCTCTTTTCCAAAAATCTGTAAAGAAAAAAACATTAGTATAAAAACTGGTTATCAACTTGCTTTTCAAAATTTAAACGAGTGTGGAGCAAAAAAACACGACAATGAGCGTAAAAACTTCGCAGGTGTAAAGCATAATAACTTATATTTTTTTCCATTATCTAACTTTCTTTTAAAAGAAACTCTACAACAACAAATTATAGAATTAAGTAAATTTTTTAAATTTAATATAAATTTAAATGATTTTAATGAAATATATGAAACTTGGTATAAACATAATCATATATTGCATACCCAACACCATATAGAACAATATCAAAAAGGTAATATTTCTGTTGAATTAGACATTATACAACAAGCATACGTTGACGCAATAAAAAAATAATGCTATAATTGTATAATGACACACATCCTAGTAGACACAGCTAACACATTCTTTAGAGCAAGACACGTTTTTCGTGGTGACACATCTGAAAAAATTGGACTTGCAATGCACATCACATTAAACTCTATCAAAAAAGCCTGGGCAGATTTTGATGGCTCACATCTTGTGTTCTGTTTGGAAGGTCGTAGTTGGCGTAAGGATTATTATCCTCCCTATAAAAGAAACAGGAAAGAAACCATAGATGCTATGAGTCCTACCGAGCAGGAAGAAAATAAACTGTTCTGGGAATGTTACGATGATTTTTGTGAATTTATAAAAACTAAGACCAATGCCACAGTGCTACAAAACCCAAGAGTAGAAGCAGATGATCTTATTGCTCGATGGATTGATCGGCATCCTGATCAAAAATGTGTTATAATTAGCACAGACAAAGATTTAAACCAGCTCGTTTCAGAACGAGTATCACAGTACAACGGTGTTACTGAGGAGACTATGAGAATAGACGGAGTATTTGACAAAAAAGGCAAACCTATATTAGACAAAAAAACTAAAGAACCTAAAAGATTAGATGCTCCAGATTGGTTGTTGTTTCAAAAAGCAATGAGAGGTGACCCTTCAGACAATATATTTTCAGCATATCCAGGTGTGAGGACTAAAGGTACAAAAAACAAAGTAGGACTAACAGAAGCATTTGAAGATAAAAATTCAAAAGGCTATGCCTGGAATAATTTAATGTTAAGCAAATGGGTAGACGCTGACGGACAAGAGCACAGAGTATTAGATGATTACACAAGAAATATGCAATTGGTTGATTTACACGCACAACCAGAGGCTATTGTACAAGAATTAGATCAGACTATAGATCAGGCCAAAGCAGAAAGCAAAGAGATTAGTCAAGTGGGTATACGTTTTATGAAGTTCTGTGCCAAATACGATCTAGTAAAAATTACAGATCAAGCACAATTATATGTTGAACCTTTTAATGCGAGGTTGGCAGGATGATAAATGCAAAAACACTTGTAAAAGACCGTTTCTGGATTGTGGAAGAGAATGGCGAAAAAATAGGCACTCTACAAAAACAAGAAAATAACGGCTGGATCTTTTTGAGCAAAAGAGACAAGAGAGAAGAGTTTGCAACAGAACAAGCACTGTATGATAAGTTTGGTGTGAGTCTTTTTAATAATGATATTAAACCTATAACAGAGATTATTGAAACAGAGGAAACTGAACACGAAGTATACGGGTATCCCGTAAATCAAAAACCATACAACCCAATGTTTGATGTACAGAAACAGTTGCCCATATACACTAAAGCACCCAAATCTAAGAGTCTTTTTTGTGCAGGCTATTACATTATCTGTTTTGAAAAAGGTTGGAGAAAAGCCTACTGTCCAAAGGTAATTACACTACAGAGATATCCTTTTAAAGGACCTATCAAAACCAAAATAGAAATGCAACAGGTATTAAACAATGCTATCAAAGAACAAAGTACAAACTCAACCCATTGAAGATTTTATAGCCAAACACAGAGTGGCTAGAGCTAAAAATCAACAGGTAATGACTCTTCCAATCAGCGAAGCAGATGCTCTTGCTCAGAGTTTGTCACAAACAATGACTAGACTAGTTTCCGTACAAGAAGAGATTATTGAAGCATTAAAAACAGCAAAAGAGTCTCAAACGATCAACCTTGAAATGGACGGCGGAGTTTTCAGTAAAGAGTAGGTTATACAATTTCTGGTAAATACAGTTACCAAAATGAGCAGACCAAAACCTACAGTGCTGTTATCAACCAGCAATAAAGAAACCTACAAGCAGGACGAAGTTCTTGCCGCTGAAGGAATATGGGCAGTGTTTTACGATGGTAAACCTGTTAACTTAAAAACATCCAGTTTGGTTTCTAACTATCCAGGTCCTAAGTACAAGAAGGTCAGTTTCTCCAATCCAGGACACGCAGAGAACCTAGCAAAGAAACTGAATGCCCAGCACAAGACCGACAAGTTTGGTGTGTATCTATTAAAAACAGGCGACAAATTCCGACGATAATTAACAGTAATGGATACAAAGACTGCGTATACTCGCACGTTTATGACATTGCTAGAACTGCCTATTCACGATGAGAGTGTGAAAACCAACTATTATACCTGGTGGCAGAATGTGCGTGAATCCTATCAAGCACGTTCGCTAAGGCTGACCAAACAGGGATTAGAAACAGTTAATAAACTAGACATAAAAACCTACACTATCAAATTTCCAGATAAGATCATATTCACTCCACAAACCTATCTTTGGTTAGATGAATTCGTAGATTGTCCTTATTTTGTAGACAAAAAGAATATAGTGGTCACAATGGAACGAATGGCTCTACAGTTAATGATGTTTGCTGGAGATATTACCAAATATGGTCTTGCACGAGCAATGAGCAAGGCTGACGAACAAAAAGCAGAATAATGAAAAACATAATCCTTGTACAAACGCAGGACATTATAGTTAACAGGTACTTGCCATTGGCTATCAGTAATGTATGGTTATATGCTCAGACTTTTAAAAAAATTAAAGACCAATATAGAGTTGCTGATGTAGTGATTGATAAGGTAGATCCTACGGTATATGTTAACAAAATTAGTTTTAAACCAGATATAGTTGCTTTTAGTGTGTATGTTTGGAGTTGGAAACACACTGTAGAAATGAGTAAGACAATTAAAAAAAAATTTCCAGATTGTAAAATAATTGTTGGAGGACCATCGATACCAAAAAAAGATACATTATTTTTTAAAAAAAATCCTTATTTTGACATAGCAGTATTAGGAGAGGGCGAAGAAGCTCTAAAAAATATTTTAATTAACAATCTAGAACCGCAATCTATACCAAATGTTTTTTATAAAGGACACTCTTTCCCAAACATTATTAAAAGAACAGACAACCTTGATGCTATTCCTTCTGGTATGGAAACTGGATTTTACGAAACCATCATAGACAAGTATAATAGATTATATCCAGATACACGTTGGGCACTTGCTTACGAAACTATGCGAGGTTGCCCTTACCATTGTTCTTTTTGTGACATAGGCGAACACTATCATAATAAAGTAAAATTTTTTAACATTGATAAAATTTATAAAGATATTGATTGGATGAGTCAAAATAAAATTGAATATGTTAATGTCGTTGATTCTAATTGGGGTATGTTTGAAAGAGATCTTGATATAACCAAATACGTGATTCATAACAAATTAAAATACGGATATCCTCAACACTGGGACGTAAGTTTTGCTAAGAACAACTATAATAGAATATTTAATATTGCTTTAGAAAATAAACTTGCTAAAACAAATCTATTTAAAGGTATCACGTTCGCTTATCAGTCCACAGATAGTAATGTGTTAAAAGCCATAGATCGTTTTAATTTAGATCCTTTAAAATCACAAGAGTTATTAGCAAAGTTTAAAGAAGAAGAAATTTCAACCTATAGTGAATTAGTTTTTCCTTTACCCAATGATACAAAAGATACTTTAAAAACAAGTATGCAGGATCTAATCGATTGGGGGCAAAGAGACTTTTTACAAATACATTTGACCACTGTGCAACCTAATGCTCCACTTAATAATCCACAGACTAGAAAAAAATACGGATTAAAAACCAAATTTTTAAATATGGCAGTTTGGGGGCTAGACGACAGTAATCTGAATAAATGGCTGGACAAACAAGAGGCTATTATAGAAACAAACACTCTTACAAAACAGGAACATATTGAAGCCTATCTATTATCGTGGATAGTAATATCGTTGTATTACTATGGGTGGGGGCATTATATAATAGAATATCTAAACAAAAAATATTCTATAAAACAAATAGATCTATTAGAAAACCTTTTAAATTATGCCAAACAAGAAAAAAATAATTTAATATATAACGAATACACTTCTCTCAAAAAACATTTTAGAAAAGCATTAAATAATGAGTCAGGATGGGGCAGAAAAGTATTATCAAACTGCTCTAAATATTTTGATCCAAAAGCGTCATCATCAATCGTGTATTATCAAAATAAAAAAGATTACTATAAAATCATCTATAAATGGATAAAAAATAATTTTGACATTGACAAGAAAGAAATAAACGAAATTATTAAATTTAATGATTGCGTGTTTTTTGATTATAAAAGAAAATATCCATTCACAGAAACCTTTTCTAAAAAGTTTGTTAATATACTTTTTAATAACGATAAAAATATATTTACGTTTGATCATTATGATGCAAATAATGTGTTTGAGTTAAACGAGTATTGTTTAAAAACTTTTCATTGGCAACGAAAAAATAGATATTGGCATTGCTCTATTAAAAAAAGCCAATAAAATCAAAGACTTATTTTACCAAAAATCAATTGACTTATAACACAATCCTGCTATAATGGTATTATAAACATTTAAACAGGAGTGTACTAAATGGTAAAAAAAGATAAAAAAGAATCCGCGATTGGTTCTCAGAATAGAACAGTCACACCAAACGAGGCAAAGAAAGCATTACAGCATTGTATTTCATTAAGAAGACCCATAATGATGTGGGGTGCACCAGGTATTGGTAAATCTGATATTGTAAAACAGATTGGCGATGAACAGGATAGAGAAGTTATTGACATAAGACTTCCACTGTGGGAACCCACAGACATCAAAGGTATTCCTTATTACAATTCAAAAGAAAACAATATGGTCTGGGCGGCACCAGCAGAATTACCCACAGATCCTAAATCCACAGCAATACTATTCTTAGATGAGATTAACTCGGCGGCTCCTGCTGTACAGGCGGCGGCATATCAGTTGATCCTGAACAGAAGAGTAGGACAATACCGACTGCCAGATGGTGTTGCGATTGTTGCCGCTGGTAATAGAGACGCAGACAAGGGTGTAACATACAGAATGCCATCACCACTTGCAAACAGATTTGTTCACATTGAACTTAGAGTAGACTACGACGACTGGATGACTTGGGCTACCAATAATGAAATCCATCCAGACGTTGTGGGTTATGTAACATTCGCCAAACAGGATCTATATGATTTTGATCCTCGAGGCGCATCAAGAAGTTTTGCGACTCCAAGAAGTTGGAGTTTCGTATCCGAGCTTCTATCTGATGACCTGCCTGAAAGTACGCTCACTGACCTCGTTGCAGGCGCAGTAGGAGAAGGGTTGGCCGTGAAGTTTATGAATCATCGTAAAATCAGCGGCCAACTGCCTAATCCAAGCGACATCCTATCAGGTAAAGTCAAAGATTTGAAGTGTAAGGAAGTATCAGCAATGTATTCTTTAACAGTGAGTCTATGCTATGAACTTAGACAGGCACACGAAAATAAAGAAAAAAATTGGAACGAGTTAGCAGATAGATTCTTTGACTATATGATGGACAACTTTGAGACAGAGTTGGTTGTTATGGGTGCGAAGATTGCCTTAACAAACTATCAGTTGCCATTCGATCCTAGCAAACTAAAATCATTTGATAGGTTCCATAAGAAGTTTGGCAAGTATGTCATAACTGCTATGGAGTCTAAATAATGTCATCAGACGCAAGAATAGTTGATAAACTAGTCACAGCAAGAATAGCACTACTGTTGAAACAACCTTTCTTTGGCAACCTTGCCACAAGATTGAAAATTGTTAATGCCGATGACTGGTGTCCAACCGCGGCCACAGATGGTAGACATTTCTACTTCAACACAGAATTTATTGATTCTTTGACTCCAAGAGAAACAGAATTTCTATTTGGACACGAGGTGCTTCACTGTGTGTTTGATCATTTCCAATTGAGAGCAGGCAAAAGAGAGCATCAACTGTGGAATGTGGCGTGTGACTATGCTGTGAATCAAATCCTAAAGGATTACAGAGTGGGCGAGATGCCCAAAGATGACAAAGGCAAGGACAAGGGTTTCCAGGATGACAAATACAAGGACTGGGCTTCTGAGGCTATCTATGACGAGCTGTACAAGAAAGCAAAAAAAAATGGACAGAAGTTCAAAGATGATCTCAAAAAATTAGGTGACTTATTGGACGAGCACATTGATTGGGACAAGGATTCGCAGGGCAACAAAGAACAAGAAGGCAAAGGCAAGGGCACTGGATCCGCTCCAAAATACAGTAAGGAAGAGTTGAAAAAGATTCGAGATGAGATGAAAGAAGCAATGGTATCTGCGGCACAATCCGTGGGTGCTGGTAATCTTCCAGGTGCTATTCAAAGAATGATACAGGATCTTACAGAACCTAAAATGAACTGGAGAGAGATCATTCAACAACAGATTGTTTCCACAATGAAATCAGATTACACATTTATGAAACCTTCAAGAAGAAGTTGGCATATGGACGCAATATTACCAGGTATGCTCAACACGGATAAAATTGATATCTGTTTGGCGTTGGATGCTTCAGGTTCTATCTCAGAAGAACAATGCCGAGAATTCCTATCAGAAGTGAAAGGCATAATGGATCAATACAAAGACTTTAATATACATCTTTGGAGTTTTGATACTGCTGTGTTCAATCCAAAAATATTCACTCCAGATAACGCAGACGAGATTGAAGACTATGTGTTGGGTTCAGGTGGTGGTACTGAGTTTGAATGCAATTGGGAATATATGAAATCAGAAGGTATTGAACCTAAAAAATTTATTATGTTCACAGATGGATGGCCTTTTAACAGTTGGGGTGATCCTGACTATTGCGATACTATATTCTTGATCAATAACACATACGACAGAAATATTGAAGCGCCATTTGGATTAACAGTGCCATATGAAAATTAATCCACGAAATTTCCATAAAAGACGATTAGAGTACATTCCTGCTCATTTTACCAAAACCAACATCAAACTCGTACACGAAGCACAGAAAGATATTCTTGCAAGATGGATATATGCTCAATGTATTGGTAGATTTGGTATTACTGATACCACCAGTTGGGAGAATGACGAGGTTCGTTCTTTTACCACAATTGGTTTTGAAGAACCAAGTGACCTAACACTGTTTGCTCTAATTGGTATGACTCAAATACAGCAATAACAGTTGTTGACTTCAATAACTATATTATAGTATACTATAATTCTTAATTGCAATTAAGGAGAAACAAATAAAATGGCAAAAGCAAAAAAGACAACTACTAAGAAAGAAGAAGCACCCAAAGAGGCTCCTCAGGCTACTCAAGCACCTGCAGGTCAGGCTCCGTCAGGCGCAGATCTTTCTATTGCTGATTTAAAAAATCTAGCAACAATCATAGACGTTGCTTCCACTAGAGGCGCTTTCAGAGCAAATGAAATGGCCACTGTAGGAGTAATGTTCAACAAACTTCAGGCATTCTTGGCCAAGGTGGCACCACAAGAAACCAAACCAGAAGATGCACCAGCAACTGCTGAGGCAAAGAAATAGGAGAACAAAATGGTACAACAAATGATGCCAATGGACGTCCAAGGAACAGCAGAAACAGTAGCGGCGAACAGAAGGCAGATTAAACACATTGGAAAATTGAAAGATTCAAATGCCAATGTAGCAATCATTTTTAGAACTGTTCCTGGTGAGCCAGAAAATGCCCTTGTTATTGGACCTAAATTTTTAGACAATAATTACCACGATTCTTTTATGAAAGCTCTAGAATCAAATGAAGGACAAAATGCATTTGAACTAGGAACTCATCTAGCAAAATCAAGATTCAACGATGGTGTTGAAATGTTACCATATCTACACCAAAACAACTTCCTTAAAAAGATACCCACTAACAATGTGATTGTCACAATGGGAGCAGGTACAACAGGTGAAGTGCAGTTGGATGAATTGAATAAATTGATAGCAGAAGAAAGAGGCATAACTGTATTAGAACTTTCTAATCTAGAAGCAGGACTAACAGCGACTACAACAGAAAAAACAGCAGATGCCGCTAAAAAGAAATCCGCAAGACCCAAAAAGTAAAAGTTGGATTCAACTCACACAAGACTTTGTAAAGGAATGGCCTGAAATATTAGAAGGCCTTTCCTTTCATACTATGCCACTCAAATACATACAGTGGGTCAACATAATACTTAAGAATAACGCCACAATTAAATTGGATATTGAAACAGAGTTAAAAACCAAACCACAAAAATATGTGGCTGGATGGATCAAACAGTATATTGAAAACAACTACAAAAATATTCAAAGTGTGGATTTAAAATTTGATGTTCCTAGACTCAAACAAGATATGGAATCTAAAACAAATAACGTACTTACAAAAGCATTTCGCAAAAATTAACTATATCGTTGATCGTAAAAACGATCCACATAATCCCACTCATAACTTTTAAAGATACTCTCAAAATCGTAATCGTGTGATTCTACAAAATTACGAGCATCCTCACCAGCGGCCTGTACATAGGAAGAGCCCGGTACTAGATCAGGATTCGACCATTTGTTCAGAATGAAGTTGTTTTCCACTGTGGGCTTTAATTTCTTATTGTACATCAGTTTCACAATCTCACGAAAAGCAGTTCTATAACATACACGTGGATCTGTGTAGAACGTGGTTTCAGCACTTAACAGAGGTATATGATCGTGCTTCTGTGCCAGTGTGAAATCTAATCCTGCACCATCATTTTCTAGCACTAACTTTTTGTTATACAGTATAACTGCTTGATGTCCATAGGTATAATCAATCACAGGATTATAACAATCAAATATGTAATGTCTTGGAGATTTAAGAGTGTCTGGCACGAAATCAAAAGCAAAGTCCTTGTCCACTTTCAGTTTGGCAAACACAGCATAGAAGTATTCTGTGTTGCTGGCACGTGCGGCGGTTTGATATGCTTCTTTTCTTCCCTTGACTCCTACGATCTCGTGTAAGCGATTGGGACGATCTTTGAGATGCTGTTTGAGCAATCGTAGGTTATCCTCTGCCTGTGGTTCTCCGTTGTGTATGTAACACACATCAAAATGAATAGTAAATGTCGTGGGATTGTTCATTAAGAATTTTGGTGAATATTCGTACAACTCCTCTCGTATGTTGCATCGGGGAATTAATAGATTAAGTTTTTTCTCGTCGTGTACATAGAGTTTTTGGTCTTCCCAGAAACTGGGAATGATCGTTGTTGGTTCTGCGTAATGATAATTGATGTATTTTTCTTTCTGTGATCGAACTTGATCTATCAGATCATCAAATGTGAATGGTTTGTTATTCCAATGTCTATAAATCACACTGTCATCTGTATGATAGTTTATATCACGAAAGTCTCTTAGAAATTTTAATTGCTCTATCTGTTTTTTAAATTCTGCTGTGGGAATCAGCATCAGATCACCTTCCGATTGATCTCTACTGTTCCATACGTGTATCTGTTGTTGTTCGTGTTGTTCAGGTATGTAATCAAAATCAAAATGCGTTGTATCCACAAGATCTGTTGCCAACCAAAAGAACTCTGTGCGTATGTCTTCTACAAAACTTTTTAAAATATTATAATAACTGTCCACAAAAGGTGTTATGCGAGCGTAGGGAAACTGTTCAAGAATGTGGGACTTAAATGATTTATTTTTTTGGAAATCTACAAATACACAATCAAACGCCATTGAACTGCCCTATCTTTTCACAAATATATCTCACTTCATCGTCAGAGAGAAAAGGATAAACAGGTAGACTCAATGCTTGAGTACAAATTTTTTCAGCAACAGGGTAATAATTAGAAGTTACTTTATCTAATATATTTGTATAATGTATTTTCGTTTCTATACCGTGTTTTTCTAAATAGCTCTTTAATTGATCTCTACGTTCACTCATTATGACCAGTTTATGATTACTGCTTGTTGTATCTTTACTGGCGGAAATAAACGTTTCATACGGCAATAATTTTTTATACAATTTAACCACATCTGCTCTTTTGCTCTGTAGAGAATCAAATTTGTCCAATAGGAAACTCAGCTGAGCACAGTGGTCTTCTGGTATTAGGCTATTGTAACCATATGATACAGCTCTGCCTTGTAATCCGTGCCTTCGCAGTGATATCAACTGCTCATACACCATTTCAGAATCTGTCAGTATCATTCCTCCAGAACCAAAGCAGGGTAGATTTTTCATAGGATCAAAACTGAACACAGAGATATCTCCCAGTTGTCCTGACAGCAGTTTGTTAGGCCAAGAACCAATGTGAGCACCCTGTGACTGTGCGGCATCTTCAATCAGCAATGCTCGATTCTCATCACAATACTGTCTCAGTCTCTTGTAGTCTACTGGATTGCCATAGAGATTGACATAGACCACAGCATTGGGTTTTTGTTGGAACTTTAGGTTGCCTAGGTTACCACGCTCATCCACATCATTGAAATTTATCTTAGCACCTAATCTGCGTATCGAACCTGCTGTGGCGATGTAGCTCAGCACAGGACATATTATAGTCGAGCCTTTATTCAATCCCACTGCTCGCATCGCAAAGTAGAGACCATCTGTGGCCGATCCCACACCTACAGCAAATCGTCTCTTGTACTTCTTGCAGAATTGTTTTTCTAAATTTTGTAACTCTTCTCCCTGTAGCACATTACCTGATCGCCACACTCGTTTCGCACGACGAGTCAGACGCCAACTGTAGGCATCATACAATCTATCCACACCATTGAAACGTATCTGTTTTACCATTGATTGACGGGTTGATTGAGTATGTCCTCACCTTGCTCTACAGGTGGATTCATTTCCTGAACCCAATCATAAT